AATTATTTTAACTGGTGATGTGTCCGTCAGAATTATTCCCGTCAAAATTTTCAATATAATTAATTGAACTTTTCTGAGTCCTGTGCCATAGTTATGTAGTGTTATGAACAAGTGATTCGTGTGAGTCACTCAATGAGTTACAAAACTTATTAATTAACACTTAAAAATTAACTATTAAATAATTACTAATTATGGCATTAGACCTAAGTAAGCTAAAGAGTCGTTTGAACTCACTTTCAAACACAAACAACAAAACTCAACTAATCTGGAAACCAAAGCCAGGCAAACAAGTTGTACGTATTGTTCCCTACAAGTATCAACCTGATAATCCGTTTATTGAGTTGAAGTTCCATTATAATATCAACAACAAGACTTATCTATCTCCTGATAGCTTCAACCGTCCAGATCCAATTGTTGAATGGTCAAATCGTATGAAGAAGACCGGAAACAAGGAAGATTGGCAGTTGGGACGTAAGATGGAACCAAAGATGCGTACATACGCTCCAATCTTGGTTCGTGGTGAAGAAAGTGAAGGAATTAAGTTCTGGGGATTTGGTAAGAATGTCTACCAAGAGATTCTATCAATCATCAATGATCCTGATTACGGTGATATCACTGATCCAGTCCATGGTCGTGACATTGTTGTAGAATTCCGTACCGCAGAAGATTCTGGTAAGTCATTCCCAGAAACTACTATCCGTGTCAAGCCAAATGCAACTATTGCAATTGACGTATCCCAAAAGGATGTTCTTGCTCAACAAGTGAACATTTTGGATCTATTTCCAGAGTTTTCATATGATGAACTAAAGTCAGTAATGGATGCTTGGTTGAATCCTGAAGCTCAGGCTACAGAAGGTACTGTCAACGCAATTGTGGAAGATGACGCTCCTCCATTTGCAACAGCACCAGCTCCAAGTACAGCTAAAGCTAGTACCGCATCACCAAGTGCAAAGGCATCCAAAGCAAATACAGATGATGTAACTGCTGCTTTTGATAACTTGTTTAACAGTTAAAATTAATTGTTTGTAATGGGGTGGTAGTATATATTACTGCCACCCCTATTTTAGTTATATAAATTTATGAAAAAGAAAAATCAAGTTACGCAAGATACTCCTCAAAGAGATGAGTTAGTTGAATTACTAGCAAATGAGTTGAATAAAGCCAATAAAGATGGTGGTAAGATTGCATATTTCTTGGATGAGCAAGAAAATCCAGCAGAAATTAGTGATTGGATTAGTACAGGTTCTTCTATTCTTGATCTAGCTATTAGCAATCGTCCTCACGGTGGATTGCCAGTTGGAAAGATGGTTGAATTCAATGGTTTGGAAGGTACTGGTAAGAGTCTAGTTTCTGCTCATGTTGTAGCAGATACACAAAAGAAGGGTGGCATTGCAGTTGTTATTGACACTGAAAATGCTGCTGCTCCTGAATTTTGGAAGAGTCTTGGTGTAGATCTATCAAAACTTCTATATGTTCAATGTGAAACCGTTGAAGATATTTTTGAAAAGATGGAACAAATGATTGGAATTGTACGTAAGTCAAACAAAGACCGTATTCTTACAATTATTGTTGACTCTGTTGCTGCTGCTTCCACAAAAGCAGAACTAGAAAGTGATCACGGTAAAGATGGATTTGCTACTGGTAAATCTATTATTATCAGCAAAGCAATGCGTAAGATTACTACTATGATTGGTCGTCAAAAAGTACTTACTGTATTTACTAACCAATTACGTCAGAATCTAAATGCTATGGCATTTGGTGACAAGTATGTAGTATCAGGTGGTAAGTCACTTGCTTATCATTGTTCAGTTCGTGTTCGTTTGAACAACACTGGTAAACTCAAGAAAGGTGAAGAAGTTATTGGCAATGAATGTAAAGCAGTAGTTGTCAAGAACCGTATGGGACCACCACAACGTCAAGCATCTTTTGATATTTACTTTGATAGTGGAATTGCTGATTATGGCAGTTGGATCAAAGTGTTGAAGGAAAACAACTTGGTAAAACAAGGTGGTGCTTATTATACCTATAAGAAGGATGATGGTAGTGAATGGAAGTTCCAATCCAAGGACTTTGTAGAAACAATGAAAACTGACAAAGCTTTGAGTGAAGAAGTTTACTTGAAGATTTGTGACGCTGTAGTTATGAAATACAAAGATCCAAATAGCATCATTGTTGATGACGCAGTTGTTGACACGGATGAAGATTCTGGTGTATCATCTGAGAATGAGTAATCTATCTGACAGTGAAAAAAAGAGGTTGTTTTCTTTATTTGATAATGTAAAACAAGAAGAAAAAGTTGGCGGATTGAATAGATCCGCCAATTCTGAAGTTCTAATTGTTGATTTCATGAACACTTTTATTAGAGCGTTCATGGCCTCCCCCTCCCTCAATACCAACGGTAATCATACTGGTGGAATTGCAGGGTGTTTAAAAAGCATTGGTTATGCAGCAAAACTAATCAATCCTACAAAGATTGTGGTTGTGTCTGATGGACAAGGGGGTTCACTGAAAAGACGGAAGATTTATCCAGAATATAAAAGCGGGAGAAAGACAAAAATTAGGCTCAACAGAGCTTATGATGATCTATCTGATCCAGATACAGAAGATAAAAACTTAAAGAAACAGTTGTTACGAACTGTACAATATCTAGATAAATTGCCTGTAACAACTATGGCAATTGATCATATTGAAGCTGATGACACAATTGCATATTTGGCAACAGAATATTTTAAAAATAGTAATGTTACCATTATGAGTGCGGATAAAGACTTCTTACAATTAGCTGGTGACAGAATTAAAATCTGGAGTCCAACTAAAAAGAAATTGTATGGTTGTGCAGAAATTCTATTGGAATATGGTATCAGTTGTAAGAATTTCATTAATTACAGAATTATGGAAGGTGATACAAGTGATAACATTGATGGTATTTCTGGTGCTGGACTAAAAACAATCATTAAGTGTTTTCCTATTTTTACAGAAGATCATCAATATACATTGCAGGAGATATATAACTATAGTGATAGTAAGAAGGGTAAATTAAAGTTATATAACACTATATTAGACAACAAGCATGTAATGCAACGGAACTATGATCTGATGCAGTTACATGACACTCAAATACAATCTTTCAGCCAACTGCGGATTAATGAAATCATTGAAAAGCCAATTAACAAATTGGATAGATTTGGTTTTAGTAAATTGTTGGTTGAAGATTGTATGCAAAACAATTTTCCAAATTCACAAATCTGGTTGAATGAAGTGTTTGGAAAAATTAATTCAATGGTTCTATAAAAGAACTTTTCAACTGGGGGTTTGTAGTGTAGTCTATTGAAAGTTAATAAATTATGAGTGAGAAATATATCGTAGATAACCTAAAGAAATTCGGATCTGAATTCCAAATCAAATGCATTAGTGGGTTGGTGTCAGATAAAACATTCATTGAGCGTATCAGTGATATCTTGGAACCAGATAGTTTTGAGACGGATGCGCATAAATTTATTGTTAAAGAAACAATCAGTTACTTTCTTCAATACAAGGATCTGCCAACTTTGGCAGTCTTTAAGGTTAAAGTTGATAGTATTGAAAATGATTTGTTGAAACAATCAGTTGTAGAACAACTTCGTTTGGTTTATCAAAAGATCAGTGATACTGATTTGAAGTATATCAAAGAACAGTTTCTTGAATTTTGTAAGAATCAGAAAATTAAGAATGCTATTATGGAGAGTGTTGATCACTTGAAGAGTGGTCAGTATGACAAAATCAAGCATGTAGTTGATCTTGCCATGAAGGCTGGTATGGAACGTAATATTGGTCATGAATACATGGTTGATATTGACAAACGTATGAGCATGATGGCACGTAAGTCTATCAAGACCAATTGGACAGAAGTAGATAATATCATGGATGGTGGTCTTGCTGGTGGTGAACTTGGAATTATTACTGCTTGTGCAGGTAGTGGTAAGAGTTGGGTTCTTGCCAAGATGGGTGCAGAAGCAATGCGTCAAGGTAAAAATGTATTACATTATACTTTGGAATTGAATGAAAACTATGTTGGTCTACGTTATGACGCTTGTTTTA